CACGTGTGGCTCAGCACCTGAATCGGACACATCTGCTGACAGGTATACCACTGGCACTCTCTCCTTATGAGTTGTAGTACTTCCTTCGTAATCTGCTACATCCTGCTCTACATAGCTGTATCCTGACATTGAAATTGTTTTTGTTAAATCTAACATAATTTGTTCCTCCTTAAATTTAAAATATTATAACTTTGCAGCTATCCAGTTGCTTAATTCAACCCATCCACCTCCTGACCAAATATAATAATAATCATAGCAATAACAGCTACCTGTGCTTATATGCATGTCGCCATGCTGTATATAAACTGTTCCATCAAAGAAACCATTTGACCATGCATGGCTACTTGTGCCTAACATTATTGAGCCACCTCCATCAGGTCCAAAATGCCATCCGTGTTTTACTGTTGAACCGTTATAATCAACGCCCAATCTCACATAATATGTAGTTTCTGGTGAAGCATATAATCTTAAATCCTGGTTTGTTGCTTCTAATCTTGCTCCTGTTGCGGTGTTACTTCCGTAAGATTGCGGACCTATTTTCAACACTGATGAAGCGACAATTGTTCCTGCTTTAACACTCCCTCCTGTTGATATACCATTTGGGTCAATTGTAGTGTTCGCTTCTATACCTCCACCCGAGAAAGACATTGTTAGTTTCATAGGTGTTAATTTGAATGCATATTTAGTTGTAATTAAATTAATTCCATACGGAGCAAGTTTAATGGATGAATCCTGATATGATAGTATAATTTTGTTTTCTTCTTTACTCGAAGTGGTTATATTAATACTACCGCCTGTAATTTTTGCATTAGTGCAATTTAAATTAGAACATGTTATTGTTCCATCTGCAGCTATCTTCGTATATGTGGAATCCAGCGTAAAACGATTGGACTTAAGGCTAATGGTATCTGCGGATGCATTCAGCATAGCAACAACTTTGTTGTTATCTGTTTTATTAAGTTTAAGTTCCAGTGAAGCAGATGTTGCCTTTGTCTGTTTGTCAAAATCGGTCTGGCTTACTTTCAGGCTTATAGAATCTTTAACCTGCTTGATTGTGGAATCTATTGTAGTTTTAGTATAATAATTGCTGAATTTACCATCTACAGCTGACACCTGCCCATTTGTAGCAAATGAGGAATTGATTGCGCTGTATAACTCTGATGAGTTATTCTTGAAATCATGTTTCATCTGCTCAGTTGTAGTGTAGTTATTGAACTTAGTGTCAATATCTTCTGGAGCTGGCGACCAATCTGTGGCTTTGTTACCCTTTTCAATCTTTAGATTCTTGAACTGATACCATACTCCTGTACCACTGTTCATTCCTGTAATGAACAATAACTGTCCTGTCGAACTAGGAAGTGTTGTGACTGTTTTAATTATCCATATCAACTTATTCCATTGATTAGCTTTAATTTGTCTATTTACAGCAGTACTACTACCCATGAGATTATCAGTACCATTACCTTGAAGCAAATCTATGTTCATCACAGTATTCACATTTGACTTAACATCAAATGATACTGTATATACCGTATTAGGTTCATATTTAGAACGTCCTATGCGTGAATATGCAATGACAGACCATCCTGACTGTGCTGTGGAATTTCTCAGTAGTTTACAAGTTCTGATATTATTTTCTACTATCTCTGATTGTGTATGTCCGCCTGACTTCATTGACCAACCCCATCCAGTTGTTCCCTGATTAGTGGATTCAGCTAAATTTCTTCCGCCAACGCTTATGCCTTCGGGTGTACTTCCGACTGAATATGAATTAGTCACAGTACCGTTTGTATATTTTATGGTTATACGTGTCCATAAATATGGTGCTGCTGCACTTGTGGACGGAACGGATGTACTCCAGGTTCCTGTAGGAGCTGTTGTACCTGACGAAGATACTTGATATGTTACTGCAGTTGATTTAATACCAATTCCTGTAGCACCAGTTTCACCTTTATCCCCTTTTAACCCTTTATCGCCCTTAGCTCCTGTACTACCGGTTTTTGCTACGGCAAATGAAAACTTCTTATTAATCGTGATTCCATCAACACTAACTGGTATTATCGCTTCGCAAGTAGCTGTTATAGTTGCCGTTGTTTTGAATGTCACTGTAGGTGATGCTGTATTATTGTTAGACACTGTAGCTGTTATTCCTGTAGGACAACTTATGTTGCTCACATTTAAGCTTGTACATGATTTCTGACCGCAGAAAGCAACTACCTGTGTTGTACATGTAAGGCCTGCTGGTGCTCCCGATGTATTCCCCGTAAATGCATATGCTTCGCTTGTAAGTAATACAGAATATGCATCTGTAACATCAATCATTGATATCTGGCTTGATGCTTTAACTGCCATTTTGACTATCACGCTCCTTCCTTTTTATCCTTCAAGCTGACATGTATAAATCTGGGTATTGTTAACATCTGCAGCTGATACATTTATTGCACTTGCTGCTGAAATTAATGACGTTCCTTTATACCATTTGACTGTTCCTAAAGAACCGCATACTCCATTTGTGTTGATTGCCTGTTCAACTCCACCCTTATACACATGAGCCGTCAGAATTGTTGTTCCTGAATTGTTCTTGAATATTGTGCCACTACTCGAAGTGATACTTATAATTATCGCATCTGCTCCGGCTGCGCCTTTATCCCCCTTACTTGATACATTAGATAAAAGCTGTATGGTAACTGTGTAACCTGATACAGCTGTAACTTTCCATGTGCCAGTATTAGATGATCCATCAAGATTGGTGAAAGTATCACCTACTACCGGTGTACGATTAAAATCATCTGTAGTGCAATTTACAGTAGCGCCAATGATTGTGAATGTACCATTCCAATTTCGTGTCGGCTGAAGTGATTTAAGACCTGTGGCACCAGTTTCCCCCCTAGGTCCTGGTATTCCCTGGTCGCCTTTTTCACCTTTAGTACCCATGGAACTTACGCTGAACAACTCCATTACAGACTTATCAGAATATGTTATAAGTGTTCGTGTCCATAAAAATTGACCTGTATTTACGCTCGGCATATCTTTTAACCACGTACCCGTTGGTTTGACTGTTCCACTGACCCCAGCTTGATATGTCACCTCTGATTTTTCGACAGACACTACTGAATCAACCTTATCATTGATATCTTTGATGGTATCTTCTACGCTCGCGCCTGTGCTTGAAAAATTCATACTTTCGGCTGATATTTCAAGCTTATATCTACCTGATGAATCTTTGTAGAATCTCAGATAATTATTGCCGTCACCGAATGCGAGCTGTCCATCTTTACCAAGATATATACCTCTTGTAGTATTAAGTGCCGATTCCTTTACACCTGAATATATAGCTTCGTCAGTTATGTTAAAACCAGCAATGGTAGCATCAAACGCAACCAAATCATCCACTGCGATCTTTGTAGCTGTGATTGACTTAGCACGAATAATACTACCATTTAAGCTGTTATATTCAGTTTGTTCTGCTTCAACACCCATACCATCAGTGTTAAGCTTGTAATAAAGACCATCATTACCCTTTATCACCAATTTTTCAGCAACAATGGTATTTCCCTCTATCAAATCACCTTTTATGGTAACACCTATAAGTTCTCCGGTTATCTGCTGGTCACCAACAACGACATTCTTTATAAGACCGGAATGAGCATAGAAATATTCCATTGCTGCTTTTCCGATATTTGAAAAGTCTATGTTGGCATATTTAATATCTGCTGTCTCTGATTTTAAATAATTATTATATATATTCTGTAACTCATTGTTAATAGATACAATCGTTTCTGCCTGTACTGTATTAGTCTTAACCCATTCTGCATCAACTTTCTTAGCTATAAGATCCTTTGCCAATATCAAATCAGAATATATTCTCTCATTCTGCTGTGTTGTCGGCCCTTTAAAGTCAACTTCCTGCTCTGTCTGTGTCTTGCCATAAGATGTTATAGTCATCGTAAGACCACCATCATATTCCTGCTGGATGTTCATCACAGGCACCTTGTAGGTATCTTCACCATCTTCCACAGTAATCATATCCCACGGATCCAGTCGAACATCTCCTAATGTCTTAACAGATGCACCTCTGTAACTGAAACCACTAAGCTTCTTAAAGATATTATCAAGCCTGTCCTGTGTCATAAATGGATTATCAAATGTAACACCAAGTATTCCACCGCCAGATGTTAAAGTTGTAGAGTTATCAACATTACATGATAACTTTTCCAGATTATAATTGCTTTCATCTTTCTCAAAGCTCACTATCCTTGTCACATCCAGCTTATAATCCACATCTAAATACCACTTAATAACAATAGTTCCTGTTCTATCAACACATGCAAAGCCACCTGCCATAGAAGCGATATATCCTATCATTTCCCTGTATGTATATCCCGCAGGCTTTGTTGATATCATTATCGAAGAATCTATATTACTTACATCCACAGGAACACCACAGTCGGTGCTTATCTCATTCAGAACTGATACAGCACTTGCAGGATATGTAAGATTCGATACATATAGCCCTGTTGTTTTCATCATTCTGTCATAAGCTGTAAATGTTGTAATTGCCTGGTCATTTGTTGGATGTTCAGCAGTAAAAAAGCCAACTGGAATATACTCATACTTTCCACTTGGCAGCTTCAATCCTATCTCTATCGGTATCTCTGTATTCTCAAACAGCTCATCTATTCTCTTAATACTAAGTTCAATCTTTGCCGATACTGCAGATCCTAACTGCAGGTATTCTTCACTACTGCTTGAAGTTTCATAGCTAAGCTTCTTAAAGTTAGCATATATCCACTTATCATTTATCTTAAGTCTGACTTTGAATGTTCTTGACGGACTTCTTATCATCGTTTTAAATGCATCTGTTACATTGTTATACATAGGCTATTCTCCTATCATTCACACTCTGCTATAAGCACCTTTAAATTCTTTGCAATAGCATAATTAAGCTTTACAGGAAAATGTCCGTTAATCCCCTGTAACTCTACTGCCTTGTTTCTTATATCACTAACCTTTAATGTCTGTTTCATATGCTCTCCTTACTGCTGAATAATCGACACACTTGCACTTCTGTAATAGAAAATACCATCATCAAGCTCCCCTATTACTTCCTTGCTTAGTGTACCTCTGTAACTTGTTATTGTTATATCCTGTCCATCATCATGAAATGTTATTGGGAAGAATCCGGCAACAAGCTTACTCTTAATAAGAACCAGCTCATCTTCCTGAAGAACTCCCCAGGATATAGATAAGGTCTTCTTTTCAGCAACTACATCACCTAACATTGTTCCGTCAAGTGCTCGTCCTGTTGAAGAAGACCATATAATCTCATCATCCACTTTGATGGACACAGGAGCTGGAAGCTCCTGATTGTCACATCTTAGTATCAATTCATCACATCCTTGTTAAGTTATAATCTCACATTTTCCTGTCTGCTTTGTATGCTCGTTAATCTTATCAACTACATACTTCTTAAGGCTCTTTCCATCTAACTGTATATCAAGATCTAATGCTTCCAGTATCTTAAGGATCTGCTTAAGAATACTTATAGCTTCAGCTAACAGTTCAGCACTGGATGCCATAGCTGCTGCCTTCTGTGCCATATCGATAAGCTTATCCTCTGGTGCTACAACTTCTCCCTGGTGTTTATTATCACCAATCATTGCAAGCTGTGGAGTGTTTGGCTTTACATATCCACCTTCTGCAAGGTATGGGATACTACCAAATCCAACTTCCGGTAAATCAAACCCGAAATGGTCACCACCTATAACCGGTACCCAATCAGGTACATCAAAGCTTAAAGCATTCACCCTGCGGACTATCCAGTTAATACCACTTTCTAATCCATCAAGCATACCATTTATAAGTCCGATTACCATATTAATAGGTCCTTTGGCTATGTCTGCAATTAAAGAGAATATTCCACCAAAGGCATCCACAATGCCATTCCAGGCTCTTGACCAGTCACCTGAAAATACCCCAGCAATAAAGTCAATCAATCCACCAAATATCTGCTTTACGTCACCAAATATATTAGAAACATTTTGCAAATAAGCATTCATTATATCGCCTATAAAGCCGAAGCTATCTGAAAAATCTATGTTAAAAATATTCTGTAACCAGTTATCAAATGAAGAAAATGCAGACTTTATATCCTGCCATATGCCTTTGAACCAATCACCTGCTTTGCACCATTTATCAGTAATCCAATCCCAACATTTTCCTGCTGCATCCTTAACTACATCCCAATGTTTTACTAATTCGTATATAGCAACTCCTAACGCTGCTAAAGCTACAATAACTAATGTTATAGGACTTGTTAATACAGACATAGCAACACCAAATGCTGTTGTAGCTGCTGTGGCTAACCATGTAGCCGCTGTATGTGCTGCTGTGGCTGCTGTATCTGCTACTTTAGATGCCGTTGATATTCCCCATTGTATGGCCTGAGAAACTAATTCCTTTGTTGCCAATGCCATATTTACAATAAAATCTTTTGCATACATAGCACAAAGCTGAACTGTTTCAAGCTTATCTGCTATCTTAGCTGTTACACAGCCCCAAGTTGCATCCTTAAGTTTACTGAGCAATCCGACAACACCGCCAGCATTCATAAGAAATTCTGCTAAATCTACCGCTTTCCAAGCTGCTGCAAATGCTCCTATTGTTATCACTATTGCATCAAATGGACCTTGATTATCCTTTATCCAATCAGATATACCCTCTAATGCAGATGCCAATCCTTTCAGAACATCAACAATCACTCCACCAGTCCAACTCGCCACAGGCTCAAGGAAATTATCCCAGGCCCACATCCACAATGGCTTCAATGCATCTAACGCACTATTCAGTACATCTAAACAGCCTGCTAATACATCAAGAAATGCCGGAAGCAAATCTTCTATAGTCCACTTAGCCAAAGGAACAAATATATTGTAATAAGACCATTCCAATCCAGCGAACAACTTATCTGTTAATGGTTGTGCAGCTCTCTTAAGGTTATCAAGAGATGTTATCAGATTATCAAAGGATATTGCTTTAAGTGGCTCTAATGCTTTCTTGACTTTATCTGCCATATCAGATATTGCACTAGAAACATTAGATGTACTTCCACTCACATCTGGTACAAGGTCAACGCTTCCGATTCCTGAAGATGTTCCACCTGTACTACCGCTTGAATCAGAACTATCATCTGCTGGCTCTGTCAGCTTATTTATCTGGTCAAATCCTGCAAGCGACTTTTCTATATCTTTAGCAGTCTTCTTGGCTGCACTTCCTATATCACCTACATTATCCGCTGCGCTGGATGCATCATCTCCTATACCAGCTATATCCGAACTTATCGACCCCATAGAAGTTGATACATCTGCTCCTGTGAGCATTTGCACAAAGCTGGCAAAGCCATCCGCAACCTTCTGTAATCCTGCCAGCAAGTTGTTAAAGCCACGCAGAATAGGTGTAAACAATGCTATGAAGCCTTTACCTAGACTAGCCTTTAACTGCTGAAACCTTAATGTAAGTATTCTTGTCTGGTTCGCCCAGGAGTCCTGTGTCTTAACAAAATCTCCTGTAGCATTGGATAAAGCACTTGTTACGTACTGATAACGCAGCATTACTTTTTCCTGCTCTGTCATCTTGGCTGTAGTTTTACCGAAGCCGTTATTAAGTGCATACTGGTCTAAGTTAGTCTGAGTCATAATCACGCCCAAGTCCTTGAGCGTTTCGGTCTCACCAGTCCAGATAGATTTCAGCTTTGTATATGCCTCGTCCGTTCCAAGATTGTAAAATGATGCAACATCACCGGTTAATCCTGTAACATTCTCAGCCATATCAAGTGCCGCTTTACCTGTGATACCCATAGCATTACTCATCTGGCCAAACACACCCATGTACTTCTTAGCCGATAATTCCGATAAGCCAAAGTTAGTCATAGCATTGGAAGCCCACTGGTCTGCCTGCCAACTTAAGTCCTTAAATGCTGTATCAACAACATTCTGCACTTCTGTTACATTGGAACCTACTTCTATGCAGTCTTTCGTTAACTTAGTAACTGCAGCTATACTTAGTCCTGCTGCTATCTTCTTACCAAGCCCAGAAAAGATAGTTGTTGCCTGCTTAGCTGCCTTATTAGAAGCTCCTGTAAGCTGATTAACTATCTGTGAGCTGTCTATGCCAAGTTCCAGAGCTATCTGTCCTACTGCATCTGACATTCTCCCTCCTTTCTGGCACGAAAAAAGACTGCCTACTTCTTAGAGTAAGCAGCCTTAAAGTCTCTTTGTAATCGTGTCCAATATTCTATATACTGTGGTGTTCCAACCATTTTTCTATTACGCTTCAGAAGCCAGTCATCATGTATCTTTTTCTGTTCCTTAGTAAAGCTGTTGATAACCTTAATATCTTTCTCCGCCCTTATACTTACCACTCTTCCAAGTGGTGTTTCAGGCATTATACCGGATAATAAAGAACAGAATTCAGACCAGGACATATCATCATCTGCACGTAATCTTATGCCATACTGTGACAGGAAGCTTGATTCTATCAGTTCCCAGTCATCACACAAGTCATAGTACGTCTCACTTTGAGGGTGTCTGTTCCTCGCCGTATGTTCCTGTGGCAACGCTCATAATTGTGTTGTACATTTCCTTATACTCTGGAAGTGGTAAGTCCATATCCTCAATCTTATCAGCAGCTTCCTTGCCAACGAGCATTTCAAGAGCCTTTACCATAAAGCCAATACCATTGTCGCCATCTTCGCTAACTTTCTTCTCTGCCTCACTAGCCATAGCCTGTACGCATAGGATATTGTTCTTTCGATTGTTAACAGTTACAACCAAATCCTCTGTAATACGAATCATAGGTAACTGGTTAGTAATCTTCATAGATATGTCTATCACTTTAAAATCTGTCTTTGCCATTATCTTTTTTCCTCTCATTTCTTTTATACTAAGATGCATGTTCAATATATGTTGGTCTTCCATCAGACTGTGCTTCCCATTCAAGAGCTTCAGTACTTGTAGAATCACCTGCCATACTCGTTACATTAATAACCGCCGGAATAATAAGCTGATCAAGATTAGGGAAAATAATTGATAGCCACGTATTACAATCCTGTCCGGTCTTAGTTGCAAGACTTGCAACATAATCGTTACCTGGATCACCATAATTACGCTTACCACCCATTGATATTCCTATTGACTTAGCTGTCATTAATCGTCTGGTCCATCCGCCCTGATCCATTGGCTTCCATTCTTCCATGCTTCCATCAATAGAAACGCTAAGGCTTTCTGCATCTTTAACAACAACTGTTGTTATAGACTCTGGTGAATCCGCCTTCTTTCTTCCAGCTGTACATATGCCAAACTTTATTTCATATACTGGATTTACATCTTCTTTTGCTACTGCTTCTGCACTATATCCGGCTATTTTAGTATTTTCTGCCATACTTTTACCTACCTTTCATAATAAATATCTAATTCTATTACACACTCAAAGATACCATTATCATCTGTTCCTACATCTACAGGTTCATCAACCTGCATCTTCGTGAAGAATACTCTGGTACCATTGATAGTAACTCTCTTGGTGTCTCTAAGCATATTATAAAGCTGTTCAGCAGCTTTCTCTGTGTCTCTTACACTCTTATTCCAGTGCACCAATACGCTTACAGACTTTACACGATAGGAACTGTTTTTTATACCGCCTATCGCCATCTGTACAGGTCTTTGTCTGCTAGAGTTATATATCCCTATACTCTTATCCTTTTTGTCGTCTAATTTTCCACAATACACGTTAGTATTAGCGGCAAGTCCAAGACCTGCTATATAATCTCTTACATCACCTATTCCTAACATCACAACCCCGCATTCTTCCTATACAGCTTAGCAAATGTATCAGGAGCAAAATTCTTTTTTCTACCATCCTTAAGATAATCATCAAGCCATCTGCCCTTGGCATTAGCATTACCTTCATGTCTCTTACCTTTTTCGTCAGTCCAAGGTGTCCGATGGAAATTATATTCAGGATGATAATATAACCGTCTTGCATACGGTGTGCTGGATACAAGTTCGACCTTGCCATTAGCAATATCCTGTGTATATACGAATGTACTCTCATTCTGCAAAGCACCCGTATCTCTTGGCATTACCTGACATTGCACCACATTGGTATGTATAGCCTCTGCTGTCTGTGCAAGTGATACCTGCGCTGCCGCTGTTAATCTTCTTACCATAGGCATATTTAGCTTAACTGTAGACTTAACATTCTTCGCCATTACATCACATCCAATCTTACATAATTAACTGTACCATCCGGATTACGGCACTTTATACCCTTGTATATATGTCTTGTTACACCGAACACTGTTATATCACCTTTAGTAATAACAGGAAGTTCCGGTGCAATATCTCCAGGAATAAGTGCGCACCCTTCAAGCTTTATAAGCACCTTTTCTGCTGTTAATTCTGTCTTACCGCTGTCCTGATAGTTGCATAAACCATCCCATATAACAGGTTCAAGAGGCTCTCCGTAGACATTTCTGCCTTCCTGCTCTATCTCTACATGTATTTCTGTCTTACACATGCTCTTTAATATCAAGCAAGGGTATCTCATTCTCACACCCCCAGACTTAAGCAGCACAAGCCTGTCTGGCAAAGCACCCGGTATGTATCACGCTTTACAGCAATTCCATTCTGCACAAGAACATTCCAACTGCTGCCAAACTGCATAGATACTCCATTTACAGCATAATTCTGCAAGACACAATTAATCATGTCTTCATTCTCATACTCAAAATCAGCCATATCACAGCATACGTCTATGACTATTGCCTGCTGGAACTCTGTCAGATTATCAAAGCCTCTTGATGTTATACGATTAAAAGTAAGCGAGTCGATATGCCGGCTCGCCTGTTTTAATCTTCGTTCTATCTGTTCATCCGGGATAAGATTATGCTCACTCAGGTACTGTTCTTTACTTGCATATACCATAGGCTCACGCTTCCAAGGCAGCTCTAATCTTCTTTATGATGCCTTCCTGTGATGTTGCCTGTCCGATATCTATGCCCTTATCCTTTGCAAATGCAGTTAATTCTTCAACTGTCATAGCTGTTAAATCGACTGTTTCCTGCTTTTCTGTCTTAAGTGCATTAAGTTCATCAAGTACCTTCTTATACTGCTCATATGGAACAGTCTTGCCTCTTCCATAAGCTATAACGTTGCCCTTATCATCAACAATATCATAGCCATCAGCAATATAGCGCTTCTGCTCCTGCTCCGCTATTGTATATTCCTTATTAGCTTTTACTGCCTTCATCATATACCTCCTATTCTCCGTCTACATTCATAGCACAGCCGTCTGCCTTTTTCTCAAGTAAGAAAAGGTCGCCATAGCAACGATTCTGATAAAGGTAGCCATCTGCTGTCCTTGAATCTGTTCCTGGTGTGAAGAGCTTGATGTAACTGTACTTATCACGACAAACTACGCAAGATGTATGAATAAGGATCATATTAATCTGCTTAGCTGTTCCAGAAGCAACACAGCCCTCTGTAAATTCATACTTTGTCTTCATTCTTGCAGATGGTACGCTCTTAAGCTTTACATCATCAAGGCTGTGTACCTTACGATTGACTGCATTAGAGCCACCTGAGACATCCATAGTTCTCTGTATTCCCTCTGCCTTCTTGGCAATCTTCATCATCTTCGGAGTAAGATAAAGGATCCTGCCTTCCTCTGGAACACCAGCCTCGTCCATAGCTTCCATCATATCATCAAATACATCTAAGAAGTTAGCAACTTTAATAGCTGTTGTGTTGATATTGCCCGCCTTATATGTATTAAGCTCTGAATAAAGCTTAGAGAATCTGTAGCTATCCTTTTCAGGAATAGCCTGCTCTGTTTCAAATGTGTTCTGAATGTTAGCAACTGATAATGTTAAATTAGTCTCATCAATATCCATTGGATCCACAAAGAACTCTATATCTCTATCGTGAGATAACTTCTTTGGCTCCCAGTCATTGCTTAATGTACCAGCATTAAAGCCTGGTGTTCTTGTGTGGTCTTTATAACCACTTACTGTCATTCTTGGTAACTTGATTGTCTGTGCATTGATAAATGTTACCTGTGGATTAGACTGTGTTAAATCGTCTGAGCACAGCTCCTTTGCGTACTTCTGCTGTAAAAGCTGTGTAAATTTTTCTGCATACTCATATACCGACATATAGTTTTACCTCTCTTTTCTTATAGTCCGAAGGCTCTCTTAAGAGCCTCTTCATTTGCCTGGTTAGTGTTGCCGCCTCCTGGTCCTCCTATCTGGAATCCATCATTGTTCTCTGTGCTTGGCTTAAGTGCAGGTACATCCTTTAGAACCTGTTCAAGTGCAGCTTTAACATTGTCCTCTGATATCTTTCCATCTGTACCTTTTGCCTTGCTGAAATCAGCCATCTTTAGCACATATGGTACTGTCTTGGCTTCTATGCCAAGTGTTATAGCTACCTGTGTAGCCACAAGCTCAATACGAACTTTTTCCGCTTCCTGATTAGCCGCTGCCACCTGATTCTGTAGCTGTGCTGTATCATTCTGCTGTTGTGCTGTCTGCTGTGCCTTATTCTCCTTGAATGTCGCTATAGCCTGGCTAACTTCATCCTCTGATAGCCCCTGCTGCTGGAAATAGCTCTTAAGCACTGCATTTTCTTTCTTTGTTGTGGCAGTATTTACTATCTCCTGAATCTTGTCATAGTCAATTCCAGCTGAACCCTGACTATTCTGCCCTGCCGCATTGTTATTAGTTCCACCAGCGTTATTATCCTGACCGCCGTTATCAGCTCCGCCATCTGCGAAGAACTGTAGATTAATAGGTAATGTCTTTCTCATACCTGTCTCCTTTCCGTTTACCGCCCGTCGGCATTTTCCTAAAGTTTATTGCCATTAAGTTTTGGGCATAAAAATAGCACCCACAGCGTATTGCCATGTGTGCTTAATAACTAATATTAAATTGTGTTGCACCGGTGTAACTTGGGTATAAAAATAACAGCTCTATGGCTGTTTATTCAATCTAATCTTCAATTCTCTTAATATCATATGCTAATGCACACTGATGTTCTATTTTACAGCCTCTAGCCTTATCCCAACCTTTAACAAAATATACAACATCCGCCTGTGATAGAAGTTCTATTGATTTTCCTAAAAACCACAATGGCTTAGCTTCTGCTGGTGCTACTTCAAAAAAAGACTCTATAACTTCTACTTTCTCACCTAATAGCAGCTCTGCATATTCTATTGCCTTTTTCCTTGTTTCTTTTATTTCCTCGTCTGTTTTACCTGCCATAGGCTGGCTAATAAATAGTTTTTTCATACTGTCTTGTCCTCACTTTCTTAAAATTGGGTATAAAAATACCACCAATCTTTCGACTGGTGGCTGTTACTTGTTTTCTTTTATTTCTGCTTTATCTTCATTATTGCTTTCTGCCTTTATTGGTCCTTTTTCCAATAATGCAATCAATTCATCAATTGTCATTCCCGGTTTTCCATCTAATATACCATCCATTGAAACACCTCCTGCCTCAATATTACCCTCTCTGTATGCCAACAGAATAGCATTTTTTTAAAAACAAATCAATACACTTATTAATATTATCACTATATTTTTCCTGACACTCTCTCATCAATTCAACCGCTCCATTATAATCAAAATGTTCGCCTTTTGAAATATATCGTACATCTCCTTGATTTGTCACAATAGTCATAGTTTTTATTGTGTCGTGTCTCATAAATACTCCAATATCATTTGCTGAAAAATCTGTTAATCCAGGATGGTTGTGACATAATACCAAAGACTTATCTTTTGCCGAATGCAATAAATGAAACATATCTGAATCAGAATATACATCTACCTCATGCCTTCCACCTTTTATAAATTTAGTTTTTTTATTTGTTATTAAATCTACTACACATGCAACTTCATTACTGTTATTTTCATCTCTCGCAACTTTAAGTAAGTCCTTATGTACCTCTTTTATAAATTTATTATTATCAGAAGTAAAGCCCTTAGGATTAATTTCATTTACTTTATCTATTGCCTGCTCCGTTATTATAACCTTTTTGCCTCTATTTTTCTGTTTTAATACTTCATTTTCCCACTGTTCCTTTCTAGCCACATACATCTTACGGTTGTCCTTATCTAATGAGTACTTAGCCAACCTGTCAAACTGTTCAACCATTCTGCCAGCATATTGCTGTTTCTGGTCCTGTCTGTAATCTTCTTTGACCTTTTCCAGTTCTTTCTTGGTAAACTTGCTATCCGGCTCTTCGTCAAGCTCTGGGAAGTATGTTGTATGTATATCTTTACAGTTTGGATGATAAAGCCCTGCTGCCATAGCAGATGACATAAGCGGATAAGGACCATCAGATGCCTTACCGCCACTCCATACATCATCTATAAGCACCTTTCCAACAAATGGAAGGCACTTAGGACAGGCATTAGCACGCTTATTCATTATAACGGTACTAATTCCCCATGATTGTCTCATTTCGCCCTCTCCGGTCAGATATGCACGCTTGTTAGCTGTCTGAATCGCCATCTTGGCATAGTCTTTCATGGTATGCCTTGCGCCATTTGCATATTCAATACAGTTGATACCTGCTTTAAGGAAATCCTTTGTCGCCATATCAACTGCTTTCTCATATGTTCCTGCACCCGTATTCGCATACACCTGAGCATTGAATATTATCTGCCGGTATTTATCTTCCGACATTCTAAGCATTGCTTTTTCCGCCCTGTTAAAATCTGACTTCGTAGCTTTAATCAGGGCATTAAGCTTTCTTGTGTTAAGCTTGAAAAAAGCACCCTCAGTGCCTTGTGACACCTTGGATGCTTTTAATCCCTTTTTCAATGCTCTTAATATCTTCTGTTCCTGCTCTGTGCCGCCTGTCTGCCTTGCTGTAAATATCATTGCATCAATTGAACTGTTTATATCGCTGAATCTGCCCGCAAAACGTGTCTTGTTATCTGCTTTATATTTTTCTAAGGCTTTAAGCTGTTCTACCTGCCATTGTGTCCAGTTGAATCCAAGTTCATCTTCTTCCGCTCTGTGTCTGTCAAGATTTCGTATCATAGAAGCAATCAGCTCATCTTCTATGGCTCTAAAGGCTTTCTCTATGTCATAATCTGTGTTAAGTGCCATAAGCTACCTCACTTGTTATCAAAACCTGTGAAACTGTTATCAGCGCCATCAACTGAGAAGCCATCTGCCTGCATATTAAGTGCCGGCTCTTCCATATCAGATATACCCTGCTCAGCCTTAAGCCTTGCTATCTCTTCCTGCTTCCATTCATCATCCTTGGTATCTCCATACAACTCATCAACAGATGCCTCTATGCTCATAATGCCGCCCTGCTTAGCCTTGCTTACTGTCTCAACCTGACTTTCAAAGGATGGGTTAGCATATTCGCCAAATGTCACATCAATATCTATATCCTTAATAGCTGTCTTATTAAGCGTGTCTATGGCATTAAATGTTGCTGTAACCAGCTTGGGAAGAACCTTCTGAAGCTGCTCTACAATGTTATTTCTGCTGTAAAGCGTTGCTTTCTCTTTCTCCCTCTGTGCCTCAGCATTATCCAGCTTCTTAACATCTATGCCTAATGTTGATGGGCTCATAATTCCCTGTAAACAAAGGTCCAGCGCTGTGATATATGTTGCAAGATAGCTTTCGTGTGGGATATTGCCCTGTACAAGCTCTATCTTATTAACTGTACCTTCTGCCATGCTGCCATCTGTTTGTATATATGCATTATCAAAAGCATTAGGCTTTAGCACTTTTCCATCTATTGGACTTCTTGGCAGCATATTCTCCGGTATATATTCCTTTGTTCTATTCTTCCTTAAGGCATCCATCCATTGTGACCATGCTTCATCCAGCGCATCAAAGTTATCTATCTTTGCATCAAATATGCTCTTGCCTCGTCCTTTATACTTGGCTGACTTATAAAACATAATAGGAACAGCCATTATAAACTTGTCATTCCAGGTAACATCACTAAGATGTGCCAGCTCCGGTATAACACTTAAATCATATTCCCTGCCGCCTCTTGTAAGCTCATAATGTATGTAACCTATGCCATAATGTTCAAGTAATACATATTCCTGTCTCTGAATATTATACACAGTCTTAAACACTATCTCCTTAACTCTTCCCCTGTCCCTGATAATCTCTGTCTTATCACCAGAGTAGAATTCCAATATAGGATACTTGCTAAGGTTCGTATCGAACGATATCTTGAATGCTCCATCACCGATATAAAGCGTTTCTGTTATTGCTTGCTTAACAAGCTCAATGAAATCATTTTCCTCTGCTATCTTATCCCATTCTGTCTGCCTGCTGCCAGCATCTATTAAATTCATATCATCTGTTACTATACTGGCCAGCATATCACATAACATGGCAGGGAGACCTACGTGTATCTTTCTTATCTCCATACCTATTGTACAGGATGCAGACCAGAACCTTGTCTTGTCACCATCTATCTGGCTATATAGCTGTGACAGTTCTTCACTCTCACCTCTGTACCATATCTTGTTCTTTATGGCATTTCCCTCGTAATCAAGAGTTTCCTGTATGCTTATGGATCCATTAACAGCCGGCTGGATGTGCAGCCACGTTCTTATTCCTGTTTTTATCTTCTCTGCCATACTTGTAAATATGTTCACCTCTCTCACTCTCCTATCTGGAATTATGTCTTATTCTCTATACCTATCCTGCTTCGATAAGGAATCCAGCCATACTGTACGCTGTTTACCATATGGTCATTGCCATCCTCAGGCTCACAGTCCTTATCTTCAAGCCACGAATACGTTTCTAGCTCTGTCTTGTAATTCGTGCACGTATCGACAATATAAAAGCTTGGCTCTCTGCCCTTCTTGTCATTAAAGGACATCCAGCCAAGCTGTAAGTTAATTCTGTCTATTATAGTTACTTTCTTATACGCATTGTTAAATATATACTGGCAGTCAATGTGTTCTCTCTTGTACTTGGCAAACTCTGTTATCGTTGCCTGATCAGCGTTATCTATAAACACGTTCTTTGACATTCCACCCCATTCTTTTCTGTTACGCTCCAGGAAGTCAATGTAATTCCTTACCGTATCAGACGGAGCTATTGGTATATCAAGTTCTGCATTGTTATACACCTTTTCATCCAGCACTATCAGCTTGCCCTTGTTGGTTATTCCCATATAAGACATTGCAATAGTATCTGGGCTCTTTGTTGAATATGCCGTATCAAGACCGCTTGTATATATTACAAACCGTTCTGTCTGCTTGTCGTCATATTCTCGTTTAATAAATGCCTTTGCCTGTTCCTTTGTAACAACATGTCGTTTGCAGAAATTAGAAAAGACAAGACCTGTAGCCTTGCCTCGTAATCCTAATATCTTGTTTTTATATATCTTAGTGCCAGGAGGATAGCTCATTTTTTTCTGTTCTATCTTCTCTGGTGTCATGGATATATTATCTTCAAATGTGAAGAACCAATATACCCAGTCTTTAATAGGCTCACAACCGTTAAGATCCTTCCATATCTCTTCCGGCACATCTGCCTTGTACTTATCAATCGGTCTTGCATGATTGATGTACTCTGAATATATTGGCAGCGTAGGCGCATCCGGATTAAGCGTACCTACAAAGTATTCAGAACGTCCGAATATCTCTCGTATGAAGTCTATGTTGGCTGTATTGCACTCATCTACCCACACACATCCAAACTGTGAACCCAAGGCATTCTTCCACTTGCTGGCATTATCGTAACCGAGAACATATATTATCTTTGTAACGCTGCCAGTTTTGAATTTAATGTGCGGAAGTTTATTTTCTTTATCGCCATTACCACAGTATTCAAGATTGGGGAATATCTGCAGCAATCCCATATCTGCATTTATAATATTCTTCTCAATAACACCTGTTGTATTACCAGCTATAACATGCAGCTTCATATCTGATTCAGCTACATTCATAATGAACTTAACAGCTACTGTTGTTGTCTTTCCGGATGCAGTTGAACCCTCTAAGAACTCTGCTCTTGCTGGTGTGTCTATGTAATCCCAGTACTTATCACTTAGAAGCATCTGGCTCACCCCTTGCTTTACGCTGTGCAAGAAGCTCCTGTAATTCACTCCTGGTTGTATCGTTTACATTAGCTTCTATTTTTTCTATAGGATTAAGGCCTGCTCTATCCATCAAGTCTTTTGCTGCAAGATAAGCAACCATCTCATTCTTAGAATTTAATAGCGTTTCCTGTTTCCTAAAAGCTTTGGGGGCAGCATATTGCAGACTTGATCGTATCATTCTATTGTACTCACGACGAAACTCTTCGTTATTTTTCTTCCACTCACATATTGTTTTGGGAGAAATGTTAATTGCCTCTGCAATTTCCTTGTCTGTTAATTCGCCCTGAACCATTAATTCCAGGCACTTTATCTGCTTTGGTTTCATTTCTTATGTACCCCCTTTCTATTAACATTTATTAACATTTTAATCTACTCTTGAAAACGCATAATAAAAGGCACTGATAATCCAGTATCAGAGCCTTTTAAGAGGGGATGTTTTCAATAATTTTGGAGTTTTGGGGTATCAGTGCTCTTTGCATCTGTTCCACGATAAATATTACCACATATAAAACGAACAGAACGAACAAAACGAACAGACTTTTATTTTTCTTTCAAAAATCTTTCAACAGCCATCCTGCATCCATCTGCAGTATAATGTTTCCCCATACTGTGTGCAACTTTTATCCAGGAATATTTGTTAATGTATCTGTACGTAATCATCCTCCTCATAGTGCTGCTCTTTATCTGGTATATGTAATGCTCTGCAAGTGCTATCTGCTGTTCTATCTTCTCCAGAACATCTTCCTGCTGCGACTTTCTTAACATCAATAATGCCATCTGAGTATCATACTCCGAATATGGGAAACCTTCTATCTTGAAATGCTGCTTGCCACCATTTCCGCCTGATACACTATCTATTACAGTATATCCTTCCTGCTCCATCTTACTTATCCTTTTCTCTATCTGAGATATAGATTCTTTTAATGATTCTCTCTCCTTTACCAAGTCTTCATACTGTATCAATATTTCTTTGATATTGTACTGTTCTTCCACTCGCTACACCTCTCAAATATATTTTTGTATAAAAAAATGCCAACCATCAAATAATGACGGCTGACACCCTTCAATCAATTAATCCAAAATTTCTTTTTCAATATCCTGCAGAGCATATTCAATATATTTCATCCATTTTTGTCTGCTATAATTCGACGTATAAACATTATATGTAGCACAAACCATAATCATTATAATTAAAAATGATATAAAAATTGCAATTATAAATGTTACACCTTGTACATTTAAATTTTTAACATTCATTGAATCAATTATATCAAATACACTTGCCATTGTTGAAATCATTAATGAAAAAATGGAAACACAGAAAGCTAATTGTGAGAATGTATTTTCTCTAAAATTTTTATGTAAATCTAGCTGTACTTTAAGTTTTAAGATTCTATTTTTATCTCCATTTATATATTCTCTTAATGCTTTTTTTGCACATATTATTTCATTAAAATCGCATATTGATTTCTTTTTACAATTTTCAAGTTCATCACACAATATGATAATGTCCTCTTTATTTTTCATATGATATCCTCCTCCATGCTATAATAATAGCACAATACCGTCATTATTCAATTGTCAAAGAACATTTATTACTACATCCAATCTTCTGAAAATGATACCTGTGCATTACAATCCTTAATCAGCATCATTGTATTTGTGCTTGGTATCCAGTTCTTTACATACTCCACAGCTTCCTCGTATTTAAGCCTTGGTGTATTAGCTCTTGAATTGACATTAAAGTAATCCTTATAATCGTGATTAATTTCTGAGAACACCTTCCTGCCTATCTCCCTATATGCATTAGACTTCTTTCCACCTACCAGTTCTATAACCCTTGATGATATAAGCTCACTCAAACTGTGCTGCTGTCCATAATCTATGTTCATAGTGTTTTCTAACTTTGTAACCCTGTCAGAGACATCATCTATCATACCTAACTGTATTCTCATCATTTCCTGTGTTGAAAGCGGCTTCTGATAGCTTCCTGTCTTTCGTATGCTTGGAAGCACCTCTGATGTTACCCATTCTGTAAATCTCTCAGCGCTTTCTTTTCTGCTCTGAAAGATTGTCTTATAGAGATTACTTTCATTTATAAATGTCGCATTCTGTTTTCTTCCTATATTATCTATGACCTCGGCAGTACCGACCCCATCTTGTTTGAGTCTATTTTTAACATCTGTAATATGTGTAATTTCTAACGCTTTGCATACATCCGCCAAACAAAACATAGGCTCGCTATCTACTATAACCGTCCTTATCTGTCCAAACTCACTATTGTTAAATATCTGTAACTCCATTCTGTACCTCCTACAACACGTATACTCTGTCACTTAACACATCTTCCGGATTCAGCTCCTTATTAACCTCTTTTACCATATTGTTAAAATCATCCATATCCATATCTTCATCATACTTGTATACGATCAGCTCATGTATACTGCTTGGAATTACAATAATCTTACCTGCGTTTGCAATCCTCTTAATTCTATCTATAGCATATATTGCACCTGCCCCATGGAATTTATTTGCATTGGAGGCAATTATCATTCTTTTTGTCGCGGCCTTTGTGGCTTCTATTAATTCTTCTGCTTCACCATCTTCCCGCATCATTTCTGCAAGTATGTTATCAAACGAATCCACATATGCATTCTTAACTGTATTGCTTCTTGCTATCTCCCATGCGGTTTCTTCCTTCATTCCAATTTTTTTGAGGAGCCTTGCCGGTATCTTCATTATCGCACCTCTTCCTGGTGTATTAAGCAATAATGCTGCAAGACAATCATCCACACCTTCTAGATATGCATTATGCCTTGTTAGGTTTACAGGCTCCACCCCTTCCCTACAAAGCGTAATAAACATCTTATCTTTGAGGTATTCTGCATTAAGCAAATCTTCCATCTTTATATCACACGTTTTATGTTCTTTATACAATGCAAGAACTTTGTCAGCAGCCGTGCTTACGCTATCCTCATTCCTTATAATTTCATCTGTGTAAATGATTGGGGTAGGATTAATCTCTCCGATTATCACAATCCCCTTGATTGTTACGCCATTCTTATACGTATCTTTAATTTCTGCTACATATCCTCTATCTCTTAATTCATTCACTATATCCTGTCTGTTCATAGTCAATTCTCCTTATACCTCCAATATTTTTTCACAGGTGTTTCGTCCTTCTTCTGTCAGCTCCGCCTTGTATAACACCTCTGGATTTATCTCCTCATAGGCAGACTTCACCTGTAAAAGCCTGTCTGTTTCTGAAACAAGATCCTTACCGAACCTGTTAAGATACTCTAAATCTAACATGCATACTCCTTCCGTCAGTTACTAAGCAGCGAATCATAAAACTCATCTGACCGCCGTTCACGCTGACTGTAATTTGTAAATTTATTTTTCTTTGCGCGCGCAGGCGCTATATTATTTAGTTTTTGTTTTTGTTTATATATGGCTACGGTTTCTCCTACGGTTTGTACTTCGGTTTGTACTACGGTTTCTCCTACGGTTTTCCCTACGGATTTGAAAGTACAAATTTTATATTTATTGGGACTTCCTTTTTTTCCTCTCTGGAATTCTATCAGCCCTGCTTCTATTAATTTATTCCTGTTTTCGACTAACGTAGCCTCTCTTGACATCTGACAACGAGACATTACTCGCTGGTTATCTACTTGTATCCACTCGCACCACCCTGCCATATTATTGATACTTAATAACTTGTAGTACAATAATTGCGCAGCACTCGGCAAATAATGACTTTCGAGCCACCTTTCAAACCCGTTCAGTTGTTTTATATAGTCGATTCTCTGCTCTGTATTCACGGCTTCACCTCTTCCAGCACCACTTCTATACGTGGATTATGTTTATCTATGAAGAAATGGTCCTCAAAGCCTACTATGTTATTCCAGCCGTCATTATCAAGCACCTTACACTTAACAAGTGCATCCTGTATGAACTTATGTGCAACCCCTGCTATATTATCAAGGTCACGCTTTCTGTTAGGCTCATAGAATGTGTATTTAATCCGGACTGGATTATTTATATGGGTACGCTTAAGATTAAGCCTTATAGCGTTAGATATGATCATCTGATACTGCTGCTTCATATCGTTGCCAGTACTATGCCGGTTATGAAAGCTTCTTTCTGCTTTCAGGTATTCGTTTAATCCTGGAAGCGTACCCTTGATTGTAAATGTATAGAGCATTCAGCTCCTTTCCGCCCTGTGGAAGTATGTACCACAGGGCTTATATGTATTTCTGTGACAACGTAGATTGTGTGATATTATAAAGTCACAGATAACTCCTTCCATATCTTTTCCTAAATGCTTCTCTAGCTGGATCATTCTCATATCCATATAATTTATGATAATATTCTTTCTCCCAGGCTAACTGACCAGCAATCTTACTAAGCTTTTCAGCAGCGCTATTATTATGTATTTGCCTAATTCCACCAGACATATTGTGTTCATCATCACATACAGGTATTTTAATGCCATCCTCTTCTGCTAATTCCCTAATTCCTATACCGAATAATAAATGATGCTCTGTCTGTGTAGGCTTTCCACATAATGCACAATATCCTGAATATCTCGTTACTACACTATCTGTTTTCATCCTATACCTCACCTATCAAATCACTTGACCATATTGGCACTTTAAGAACCTTTGTATGTTTGCAATAATCACATTGCTCACACCTTATAGGATCTATTTCATTATTCTTAAGTGCTATTATCTTAGGTACATTACTTTTAACCTCTGCTAAAGCCTCATCAAGAAGCGACTGCTCACATGCTATAACCTGTATATCAGGCTCTTTTTCCTTTGATACTGCAGCTATAAAGAATGGAAGCTTTTTTCCGGTGTTAATCTCGACAACTCTCTGATAAACAGCTCCCTGGATGTAATATCCCCATTCATACAGAAAATTCATATTCCCTACATCAGCATGATAGAATGTTTTGGTTATACTCTGACATGTTTTAAGATCAACAATGCACTTATTCTTGATATAACTATCAATCTTAATTTTCCATTTAGCACCGAACATATCAGCAGTCATTATTACCTGCTTTTCACCACTCATGTAAGCCATAAATAAATCATCACGTTCACATCTATTAATCATTTCATTGGCCTTAATATATTTAGCCATAAGGGAACCATCTTTCTTAAACATGCATGAGTGTTGCGCTTTGAATGTATCAAGAGTTCCTTCAAAATGTGCATCAACATAAGAACCAACCATAAGTGCGTCAGAATCTTCCATATTTTCAACCCACTCTTCATTAAGCTTTGCCAATGCATAAGCTTCACATCCCGGACGGCCAAGTGAACCAACAAAATTCTTATACTGCGATACACTTAAATACTCCTTATCGGCTTCTGTACTATAATAATTCTCACTTGTTAGTAACATCTGCAGTACCTCCCATAGGATTAGGAACTTCCTCTTCTACCGGAAAATAATCTTCAGCTTTAGCCTGTCCGTCTTTAAGGGCCTTATATACTCCCTTTAGGTTAATAAATTCATCTTCTCCGAAATCCGCACAATTACGTTCCGCATACTTTTCTATCTGTTCTCTTGTAACTTTGAATTCAACTTTAAATGCATTAATAAGCTTAGTTACTCTTTCATTAATAGGCTCCTTGCCTATTCCTTTCCTAACTGTTTCCTTGCACTCTCCAACAGCCATA